TTGCAATTTTTTTTTGCTTTGTTTATAGTATTTGCTCCAGTTCAACTGTCACCATTCGCCACCCGCCCCCCCTCTGGCCGCGGGGGGGGGGGGGGCGATACTAACCAAAATCTTTCCCAAGATAGTCCAAATAATGGGCTAAAATGGGAGGGGTCAATAGATTCTGGTTACTTAGCTCATCCAATATAGCACTCCATTCTTTGAAAATGGATTCACCATGAAGAGCTAATTCATGGTAAGCTCTGTCAACGTTACTAGAACAGAGAGTGTGAGGGTCACTAGAGTTAGTAACCCACATGGTCATCTCTAAAATAGTATCAAGTTCAAGAGGCGCTACATATCTCATCAAAGAATCATCAAATCTAAAGGTCCGTTTCAAAAAACCTATGTCGTCTAGTGTTTTACTTTTACATAATACACCAGTCTTACTAGCATCAGTATAGGTCATGCCAATATGCTTATATTGCTCCGCAATAGTCTGCATATTGAAGTGATCTATAATCCGATCGCTAATACATAGGGCGTTGTCGTCACCGTAAGCAACCATGTAAACATGGTTGAAGAATTCATTGGGGGTAAGGCCAGTACTTTTACTAAAAACATATACCATCGAGAGGATGTTATATACAGTGTTAATAATAGCAGTACCAGGATTACCGGAAGTAAGAGAGTGTGTCCATCCGTAAATATTATCAGCGTGTAGGTGAAAAGAGTTGACAATATCCGCAAAGATAACCTTGCGAATCTTGTCACATCCATCACGTTCCACACCATTAATCACATCACACACAGACCAAAGGATCTGTGCAGATAAAGTTCCGTCAAAATTGGCGAAGTCTCCATCTATGACATGTTTACCTTTCGATTTTAATTTTAGTGCTAATCGGTGCCAATCCACATCGAATGCATTGATACCAACAGCACTAAAATTATCTATTCGGTTCATCATCATGTGTGCGAAAAATGGGAGATAATATTTACGCATGAAAATTACATAGTCCATGGGGCCTGCAGAGAAAACTCGCGTTTTCCCAGCATCTACCTTGTCTCTAGGGCGCAACTCGTCTTTCAACGTGTCTGCCCAAATAGTTTCAAGGCGGATGCCTTCTTCAGCCAGTCGTTGTCGTTTATCTAAGCGTCCAATTAAATCGGGATGATCTATTCTAAGCTCATCGTCGGTGCCCAACCACTCCTGTTTACCAGGAAGGGTGGTTTTCTTTTGGAAAACCCAAGGGATACCAGGCGAACTTTGCCTATTTATAGATCGGATGTAGGGGTCACCAGCGATCCCTCTTATTGATTCTTCAAGTGTTAAAGGTCCTTTGCGTGTCTTATCTCTATTTTTCTTCAAAAAATTAGTGACAGAAACAACGCATCGCTCCAACATTTGAGTATCAATAAGAGGACAAACACCTCCACATTTCGCCAATCCTTTCATTAGGGGATCGACCAATTCGCCATCAATTTCTTTTCTATAAAGAAGAGCTGGTTTCTTGGTCGATTCTCTAAATTCAGTCATGGGGAAAAAGAGAGGTGACTCACTATGTTTTGTCTTAGTTGGGGCAGGAAGAGGAAACTTATTTTTGCCTATAGGAATAAAATTCCCAGGAGGCAAAGTACAAGTTCCCTCTTGGGGTAAATCTACTTTAATTTGGGCGACGTAACTTTTAACTTGCTTAAGTCCAGTTTCTAGCATCTTCCTTGTTACAGAAACGGCTAGAGCACTACACGAGCGAGAATCAGATACGCCTGCTATATGTATTCCTAAAATTTTACCAATTAACATATTATTACTTGCCACTAAAGGAGAACCGCAATCACCTGGTTCCGTTTCAGCTGGATATTCATATCCATCTCTAACGAAATATTGAGTGATTCGTCCATCATCTTCAGTACAAGTATAATCCTGATAGTCCAGTGCTTTGATATTACTCAACGCGAACATAGAGAATGACAAAATATCATTCTTCTTCGTGTGAATATTTCTCAAATGCAACAGATTACCAGAACTAACATTAAAACTATTAATATCATTTCTATCTACAAATTTACTAACTAAATCTCTATGGGCGGGAACTGTAGTGGGCAACACAATAAGCATTGCGTCAATACACTCCCCGTCCCTATTAACTAAATCAATAAATTGGCATTCTTTACGTCTAAACATTATTCCGTCGGGTACAAACTGATTATAGATCATGCAATCATCACTTAACCAATCTTTTGTGTGTTTTACAGTCAAGATAACTGATCCACTCACAAAAAGAACGTTAACTCGGTCTTTCCATCCAGTTGGCGAACGTGTTGCTAACCTGTAAAGGTTACCAGCCACGGGGCCAACTGCTATCTCTCGGGCATTAGTATCTATAACAGCTTGCGCCTTAAACTTATCTTTACTCGAAATTTCTTCGTATCTATCATCCATAATGGCGTCATATACATCGTAAGCTTGGTCGATTAAGTCGTGTTTGTCACATGTAAGATAGTGTTCTCTAATTTTGCCTTGTATTTTATGCATCCAAAGATCAGTTTCATAACTAAAGCAAATCCAACAAAAACTATCATTACACTGAAAACGGGGGTCATCTTTATACACATTAATAGTTTGGTTTAAATTATTATAACATACATTAACCATTGCTTTTATATTACAGTTACATTTCTTAGTGTTGAAGAATTCAGCTTCACGCCTTGGTTGTTTGCGCACTCGTTTTTCATCACGAGACTCGCAAAAAGCCAAAGTTTTCACTTCTCTTCGTAAATTAGGGCGTTTGGGTCGTTTTTCATCACGGGATTCGCTAGTAAAGCCGGGCTCAACTGGGCAATCAAGAGCAACACTCTGGGACTGGGGGTCAGGTTTATCCCAAAAGTATCTTTTGAGTGAATACATAGCAAGAAGCCCAGTAACGATACCACCTATAGTAAGTAGTAATCGTCCTGATCCCTTGCGCACATTTTCACCATATTCTTGAAGGGTTTCTTTAAATCTAGTGTACATCTCGTTAACAAATTTATACTTAGTTGTCTCTCGTTTATTAAGAGTTAAATCATTATCATAAATAAAACAGGAAAGGCTATGATAGTCGAATGAACTACTAACGGGGGCAATTATATCTAGTCCTTGATCCAAGCAATAATCATACACTATTGACATGAAATCATTATAGCTGTAACAATCGCATGCCTGAGCTACAAGACTATCACATTGCTCTCTCGTTAACAACTCATCCGCTATTAGTTGTAAATCTAAATCTTTATGTGTTCCACTTCGTGCTTGTAACCACAAAGCGGGGGTAACACATCTATCAAAAGACTGGGAAGTACTAGCAACTTGAGCAACATAGGTCTTGCCACTCAAGCGAGCTCCACGTTGTTTTAGAGCTTCTAATCTTTGGCGGGAGACACAATAAGCTTTTCTGTAGGCTTCACAGCACATCTCAGAAAACTCATCATAGCTAAGAATTTGGCACGTGGGATTTGTGCCATCATAAAGAACAAATTCATATATATTGGGATCAATACTATTAGCTGCTTTATCAGTGTCTAATTTAACATCTCTATTGGAAACTCTATATTGCTCCTTAATTCTGCATTCTACTGTGATGTCCATTCGTCGGGTCAATGCTTCTTTACACGTTATAGAGGGAGTATCATAATTAAGTTCATTAGAGGTGAGGATAACAGCACGGGATATAAAATTAGTACGGGATTTTTGCTCTAAACTAGCCATGTGCAGTGGCCACTTTGCTATATTCTTACATCTAATCACTTCTAAAAATTCTTTATTAACGTTTCCAAGGGAATCTCTAACTTGTCCAAAATCATCAATAACTGTCACCATTTGGCCACTATAACCATCCCAAAACTCTTGAACTTGATTCCTAAAGTACAATTCATCCATAAAATTTTCTGCCATTCCCTCGATCGCACATAGGTCCTGGGCTAATAAGTAAACTAAACCAGACTTACCACAACCAGCTTTACCAAAAACTCGTATAACAACGGGTTCGGTACGTGGTTCTGCTCTTCTGGCTCCTTGGGCAATCACCTTATCATACAATTTACTTAACAAAGTCCAATATCTATTAAAGGGTTCTCTATGTTGGGGGGAAACTTTCATCTGATCCATACGTTTTATGAAATCTAATCCAGCAAGGTGAGCATGTTCTATTCTTCTACAGTCTTTATAACTAACGGAAATATTGTCACAAGTCTTAAGGCGGGAAAGTTGATCTACTTCATCAAACCAGGTTCTAACATCACTTAAAAATTTATTCATTCCTTCATCTGTGGGGGGCATTCCGGTAATAAACTCATAAACAGTATCATAAACTGTATCAAACACGCCACCAAGCGCGTCTAATATAGTTTTAAAACCTGTCGTGGCTCGTCCTAAATCACTGGTTCTTCTTAATACTACATCAATCAACTTTTGACAAGGGAGGGCCATTGTACCAACTACAGACATAACACATGTGATCAACATAGCGACAGCCCTAACACAGCTATCACCAGCACTCTGTGCCGTGTATGTCAATATAGAGGAGCAATGGGTGGATATAAAATTCCATGCTTTCTGAGCTAAAGTAAAGGTTACATTCCAAGAAATTAGCAGGTCAATAAATATAGCTGCCAAATTAATC